TTCTTTCATTACTTCATACACTTTATCGTGTGAGTACGTTGCTACTTTGCCATTTTTAAAGTTGACAGTTATTATTGCGTTTTTACCTATTAGTGATTTTCTTATCACGAATCTTTTACTATTTAATTTCATATTTATTTATTTATTTTATTTGTTTTATTTGTTACGTTTATAATATCGAAGTCACATCGTTTTTGTTTTGTAAAAGTAATACTATTATTTATTTATTATTTATATTGTAGTAGTATTGCGCGACTTCTCTGTTAGTGTAATTCTTTTTATATTATTATTAATTTCTTTTTACGTATATATTATCCATATAGTATCGTATCTGTCTTGTAAAAACGTGAAATATATTACGAAAATTGTATTGTAATTTAGTATAGATAAATAAAAATAGAAATGAAATGCAAAAGTTTTTATGACAAAATGTCACAACGAGTGGGGGCCCAGTATGACAATTTGACTTTTGTTTGAAGGGGGCCATAGCGGGGGGAGGGGGGCAACACTACGTCCCAACATTTATAATATTTTTTTTGTGGACATTAGGTAGTTATAGTAACTAGTAATAGGCTATTGTCCTACTTTTAAATAATCATTTTACTATGTAATCATATACTATATGAAATCATCGCCACTAAAAGTAATAGCTGGAGGAGTAACTCCACAGATCAAACAAGAGCCTGTAGTAGAGAAGCCTAAGAAAGATACTAGGGTTGCTGATGCTATTGTTGACTTTATTGCACCAGACAGTATAGGTGAGATGATGATGAACTTTATACCGTTTGGCGGGGTTGGTGGAAAAGCTATTGGTAAGACTAAAATTTTTCAACAGCTTATGAAAAAAGTACCTGGTCTTGAGAAGATGTTTAAGTCTGGCAAGACAATTACTAAAAACCAGAAGTTTGATTTTCAAAAAGGACTAGACGATAGTTTAAAAGCAAAGGGTGGTGTAGTTGGTGGTAATACTCCTGCTTGGTCTAAAGGCGTTACAGATTATGGTGACGCTGGAATTGATGCGATTAACGGTGCTTTAACAAATATGAAACAAACAGGTAAGTACTTAGATAAAATAGGTTTTAAAGCTTCTGAAATGTCAGCAAAGAACATGGTGTTTCACGGAACAAAACATGGTAGAAGTATTGTTGAAATTGCTTTACCAAACGGTAAAACACAACTAATGTATAAATCATCTGGTTTAGCAAACAAAGCTGGTGGTGGAGCAGGAGGTACTACAGAAGGCATGTGGCAACCATATGGTGGACATGCAGCTAATGGTAGTACAAAAAACTGGTTTATTAAAGACGGAGGTTACGAAAATTTTTATGGTAGCAAATCATTTAGAGATATAGCAGGTAATCTAGATAGAATAGCTGCGGAAGAAGGTTGGGATCTTTCTAAACAAGCCTTGAAAAGCAAATTAAAGAAATAATGGCACAAAAACTATCACCTACAGCAAAACGTATGAAAGCTAAAAGAGATCTTTTATACGCTAAGTCACCATATAGAAAAGCTGCTAAGGCAGATAGTCAAAGAAAAAGAAGAAAGAAGGGATCAGTATTCCTTGAAGGCAAAGATTATGACCACAGAACATCGTCGTTTAAGTCTATTAAAGCTAACAGAGGTAACAGTGGTCAAGGAACAAAAAAAGAAAGTGGGAAAAATTATAAAATAAAAAAATAACCGTAGTAAAAAACAAATAAAAATGAAAACACAAAGTGCATTTAAACTAAGATCAGGTAATAAACCTAGCATGGCTAAAATGGCAGGCGTAATGAAAGACTCACCTGCTAAACTAATGTTTGGGACTCCATCTCCTAAAAAATCCATGTCTAATCCAGATAAAGTTAAAAAAGAAGGAAAGAAAAAAGTAACGTTTGCTGAAGCTTACAAAAAACGTGATATGAAAACTTATGGTAACTTAAATCAAGCAGAGTATACTAAAGAAGCTAAAAGACAGATAAAGAATTTCAAATCAACATCAAAGACTAGACCAAAAACAGATAAAGAATTACAAAGTGAAATGCCAGGTGGTAAAAACTTTAAAAAGTCAGAACCTAGAGGAAGTGGAGAGAGAATGACAACTCCTAAAGGATCTTACGATGCTCCTAAATCTCAGATGAAAGGTTCTTTAAAACCTGCAGATAAAACAACAACGACTACAAAAACTAAATTACCAGTTACTAAAGAAAGCAAAAAAACACAATCTGTTAAAGATGCTAAAGCAAAAAGAAAAATAGCTAGAAAAGCTGTTAAAGTAGCAAGAAAAGTTACTGGTAGAGGTTCTGATGCGGTTAAAGCAGCTAAAGAAGCAAGAAAAACAGCTAAGAAAAATGTTAGAACTGCTAAGAAAAACAGAAGAGCAACAAAAAAACAAACTAAAGAGTTTTTAAAAAGCTAGGGAAACACCCTATACCAAGTATTAACCAAAAATAAAACCAATGACATACTTATATTATAAGACTAGTACATATACTAGCAACCAAAAACCGAGTGAAAAAGAAATTGAGCAGTGGAAACACTTAGCTAATAAAGCTAACTGGAGGATAACTCAGCTGCCTAATGGATTTTTTCAAACAGAGTGCAAACATGAAAAAGAAACCACATGGCACGATGTAACTAGGCGAGAGACTATCGAAGGAGCTGAAGCAGCAATTGATGGAAGCATTGATCACTTTGCTAAAAAGATTGAAGCGTCAGCAGGACCTAAGGTAGTAAAAACATTCGAATAGTATACTAATAAAATTAAATTAAATTAAATGGAATATAACCAACCCAGCGAACTTATCAAAGAGTTAAACTTTGGTAGTGAAGCTAAAAGTAAAATAATTGCGGGTGTAGATAAATTAGCGAAAGCGGTGAAGTCTACTCTAGGAGCATCTGGAAAGTGTGTAATATACGAAGATGCTAGAGGCAACCCGGTCATAACAAAAGACGGTGTAACAGTAGCAGAATCTGTTGTCTTATTTGACCCGGTTGAAAACCTTGGAGCTACTCTAATAAAAGAAGCCGCAAAAAACACAGTGAAAGAGGCAGGTGACGGTACTACTACAGCTACCGTCCTTGCTGAAGCACTGATTAAAGAAGTGCAAAAAGACAAATACTTAGATCTTTCTACTAGATTTATTAAACAAGGTATAAACTCAGCACTTGAAAAAATAAACAAACACCTAGATGACAACGCTATAGAAGTTAAAGATAGTATGTTAAAAGATGTTAGTAGTATAAGTTGTAACAATGACATTGAGCTAGGTGCTATTATAGCAGAAGCTTATGACAAAGTAGGTAAAGATGGTGTTGTTTTTATGGAAAGCTCAGAAACTGATGAGACTTATGTTGATATAGTTGATGGTGTACAATTTGATTGTGGTATAACATCACCTCACTTTGTTACAGATACTGAAAAACACGAAGCTATACTTGAAGAACCACTAGTTTTGATCGTAGGTAGTGAGATACCTAACATACGTAAGATACAACCTATACTAGAACACGTTATAAAGCACAAAAAAGAGCTACTTATAGTAGCACAGGTTGATCAACAGTTAAAATCAGCCCTTATGATGAACAAAGTAAAGGGTAATATTAAGGTAAATATAGTAGACTTACCAGGCTTTGGTCCTACTAAGCAAGATACAATACAAGATTTAGCGTTTTTAACTGGTGCAACAGTAATAAACGAAGAACTAGGCGATGATATGGACTTAATCACTATAGATTGTCTTGGTCAAGCAGATAAAGCAGTTACAAATGCAAAAAACACTGTAATTACTACTATAGATCTTGATAACGACTTGACAGAACGTATAGAAAGTGTCAAAAAAGCCATAAAAAACGAAAAATCTCCGTTTATAAAGAAAAAAATCCAAGATAGACTAGCTATGCTGTCAGGAAAAGTAGGTATGGTTAAAGTAGGCGCTGCTTCTAAGGTAGAACTGAAAGAAAAGAAAGATAGAGTAGAAGATGCCATATACGCTACTAAAGCAGCTTTGAAAGAAGGTATAGTTTCAGGTGGTGGAGTTGCACTTCTTAATGCTTCTCAAGAACTGTTTGGTGATAAAGCTGAAGAAATACTCTTAAATGCTATTAAAGCACCTTTTCACGTTATACTAGACAATGCTGGTATAGAAGAACAAGACGAACCTATGCTTGGTCAAGGAATAGACGTAACAAACGGTGAATTATGTGATATGATTAGTTCAGGTATCATAGATCCAGTACTTGTTACTAAGTCAGCACTTAAAAATGCGGTAAGTGTTGTAACTACTATTATATCCGCTGATTGTATAATTTCAAACATGAGAGGCGATGCAAGCAGTAAATAACTATATAATAGTACAAAAAATAAAACAAGGACCAAAGACGGTTGGTGGACTTATACTCACAGAAGACATAGATGAGGACAATAGGTATATAAAGGCTAACGTAATATCTGTTGGTAACCTTGTAGAAGGTATAAACAACAAAGACGTTGTATACTACGACAAACATGCTGGACACGGTGTTCAGTATAAAGAAACTCTTTACCATGTAATCCGATCAATGGATGTGGTATTGATAGATTAGACCTAAACCAAAAACTTTAAACTATAAACCATAAATCGAAAATTAACCTAATTATTAATCAAAAAACAAATAAAAATGAATACATTACTTTATTTTAGAGGTGGCACAGAAGACGCTGCTATTCTTAGACTTGAAGACTGTGCTATATTTGCAGAAAATGATGCAGTAGTATTTGCTACAGGTGGAGCTAACAAGCAAACTGTTTCAATCGCTATTGCTGATGGTGCCTCAGCTTCTGTACTTAAATTATTAGCTAACAAATTAGCTGAGCTAAGAGGTTTAAGCAAAGTTATAGTTGTTAGAGACACTGTAGACGCAGTACTGCTTGTTGCAGGCTTAGGAGCAGTAACATGTGCAGCTGTTGATATAACATAACAGTTGAGACTAACCGCGCAAGATTTGCGTGATATGAATATCCTTAAGTATTACAGGCTCACTAGAAAGTGGGCTTGTAAGACTTACGGTATTTTAGACGCAGACTTAGAATTATTATTTTATTTAGATTGTGAAGGAAGATTCACACGACAAGATTTTATAGACGGAGTATACACATTTTCTTGGGACAAAGCCAGATGGGACAGGCTTAGGCAAGATGGTTGGATAGATACTTGGAGACATAGAAATCGTACTACTATAAAGTATAGTGTGTACAAAACATCATATAGATGTAAACAATTAATAAATAGAATATATCGTATATTATTAGGCGAAGAAGACATGCCTACATCTGAACGTAGTGTATTCTATAATAACAAATCATATACAGATAAAGTTTATAATAAAGCTATAGATGATATGATTAAAGATAAAGATAGATAATGCCAGGATCACCAATACAAAACAACATGTTTAGTAAAACTGAAGGGTATGTTCAAGGACGTAACCCTTTTCCTGTATCTAGTTGTGGACGTAGAAGAAATACGGGTTCACCGTTGCACAAAGACTTTGATTTCAAGTCTGAAAAAAAGAAAAATAAAAGAAATTGGAAATCAACTGAGCCAAGAAAAACAACTAAAGGTAAAGATCGTAATTATAGAACAGTTGAGCAAGGAGCAGGTATGACACAAAAAGGTGTTGATAGATACAAAGCTAAAAATCCAGGTAGTAAATTAGGAACAGCTGTAACAGGAGAAGTTAAAGCAGGTAGTAAAGACGCTAAACGTAGAACAGCTTTTTGTGCCAGATCTAAAGGTTGGGATGGTGAAAGAGGTAAAGCCGCTAGAAGAAGATGGAAATGTTAAAAGATTTTGACCTAACCCCTTTTAAGAAAATGAAGCCACCTAGTAATAGTAGCTTTGATACTGCTCAAGAATTAAAAGAGCTTAAAAAAATACCTTTAAACAAAGCTTTTGCAAAGAAGTTTGATAACATATTAACTGCATTTGCTAAGACTGCTAAGGATAATAATGTAGAAGATTATGATAAAAACGTTGCTGCTAAGTTAATAAAAGACTCTGCACCTGTAATCTTAGAACTAAAGAAGCATTTTAATCGACCTAGACCTAAACAATTAGACAAAAGCTTACCTAACTATGAAATGTCTTCAATGAAGACTCCTTCATATCCTTCTGGACATTCTGTTCAAGGAACATTAATAGCAAAAGTATTAGGTGATAAATATCCAAAAGCAAAATCTGCGTTTGTAAAGACAGGCGAAAACATATCTTATAGTCGTAGAGTTGCCCGTGCTCACTATAAGTCTGACAGTAAGATGGGTGATAAATTAGGTAACTCAATGTATAAACATGTAAAAAACAAAATATAAAATGAAGAAAGCTCCTACAAAAATGAAGAAAGCTCCAGCTAAATTTAACAAAGGATTAAAAGCAGCTTCTGCAGCTGGTAAACTAGACAAAAATCCTAAGTTTAAAGCTGCTGTTGATAGCTCTCCGGCTCAAATGAAAAGATCAGCTATGAAGATGAAAAAAGAATCTATGGCTATGATGAAGAAATCTGTAGCTATGATGAAAAAAGCTTCAGTTATGAAAATGAAAATGAAAAAGAAATAAACGATATGAAAAAAGGACCTTTTAAAATGAAACTAAAGTCACCAATGATGTTTAAAGGTGCAAATTCAAAAAATTCAAAATGCTGGCCAGGCAAAAGAAAGGTAGGTACTAAACCTTCTCCAACAAGACCAGGTGTAACTGTGAATGATTGTAGATAATAATGGCATTTAAACTAGGTAGAGCTAAACAACCAATAGCTAACGGCGGTGTTGTAGATAGAAAATTAAGTTTTAAAACTGATGATGCCTCTGTGTCTGGTAATCCTGTTATAAGAAAAAAGCTAGACGAAGGTATATTAGGTGAAGCCAATATGGACGGCACTATATTTATTAGTGATCAAATACAACCTGGTAGTAAAGAAGAAAAACAAGTACTAGTACACGAAATGAGACACGCTACAGATATGAAGCTTGGTAAATTAGCTTATAACGATGATAGCGTTTATTATGATGGTATAACATATCCAAGAGAAACTATAAACGGTAAAGACATGATTAAAGTAGATGGTAAATGGAAAGAAGCCGGAGATGATTTTCCTTGGGAAAAAACAGCAAACATATGAGTTTAATAACACACATAGATAGTGTACCACTATTTACAACAATAGCAGAAGCTGAAGCCTGGGGTAGCCAATATGGTTTAAGTGGGTATCACCAACATACTGTCATAGGTCAAACTGGATATATGGGAGGAAGAACTCACCCTGAAATAGTTACAGCAATGATTGGTGGTACAGTACAAACAAGAACAAATGTTTCACGATCGCCTTCAAGCGGTGGAGGTAGTGGTGGATATTAAAATAAAAATATGATAAATAAAATATTATCTGCAGGAGCTGCAAATCTTGTTAAAAGCGTAGGAGGAGTTTTAGACAACTTAACTACAACTAAAGAAGAAAAGCTAGCTGCAGAGCTTAAGATAAAAGATATGATAATGGGTTACGAAGCTGAAATGCAAAAGCAAGTAACAGAGAGATGGAAAGTAGACATGAACTCAGATTCATGGCTAAGCAAAAATATAAGGCCAATAGTCTTGGTGTTTTTAGTTGTAGCAACAGTATTGTTAATATTTATCGATGCTGGAACTATAAGTTTTAAAGTACAAGACAAATGGACAGACTTATTACAATTAGTATTAATAACAGTGATCGGTGCTTATTTTGGCGGTAGATCACTAGAAAAAGTAAAAAAATAAAATTATGGGACAAAATTCAACAGAAGTAGCTTATAGCTTCGGGCAGTTAGGTAGTGGTTTTAGTGATGAAGCTGTAGCTGTAACTCCTCCAACTGGAAAAGTTATAATAGCTATGACGTTTTTAGAAGATACTATTCTAAGTGCTATGGTGGCAGATGCATCACAAGGTAATGATGCTGCTTATTTCAGTCATACCGCAGCAGTTGCTGGTAACGGTGGTGGTGCTGCAGAAACAGACGCTGCAACTATTTTTCCAAAAGGAATAACTGTTTATGGCAGATGGACTAGCGTTACACCACCAACATCAACAACAGGTGGAGTAATATTCTATTACGGAAAATAATGCTTGGCTTAGGTAATTCTCTAACTTCTGGTTTTACATCATACGCAGGCGATACTACTGTTTACTCGCCAGCTAATGTTCAAAACGGAAAACTACAATGGTGGTTTAAAAACAACGGCACGGACAACCCTGCTGTTGGAGAGTGGAATGGTAGCGATGCTAATAGTAGGATAATAAATCAAGGCGTGTCTGCTAAACAACCAACAGTAACATACACAAGCCCAGGTTTTGTAAACTTTGATGGTGTTAATGATTTTTATAGAGTTGCTGACAATAGCGATGAGGTTCTTGTTGCGGCTAATAGATCGGCAACATTTATGCTTGTTTATAAATTAAACTCTTTAGATGCTAACATGTCTATACTTAGTGGAGGTCAGGGTAATAGTACTAAGTTTTCATTTCCTGCTAACGACAGGTTTAGTATTACTACAGAAACACAACAGCAATTATTTGTAGCAAGTACAGGAACACCTTTTACAACTAGTGGTATTAAAATACTTTTTATATCAAGAAACAATAGCGGTGAAGTTAATTTACACACACACGGCGGTGGTGAATTAGCATCTTTTCCTTTAAACCAGGGTGCATCATCAAACACTACAAGTAATACAGAAATAAAATTAAGACAAATGAGTGGTGACGACAATGATGGTCTTAACTCATTTAAAGGTAGAGTTCATGAAGTAGCTATTTGGCAGTCACTTAAACTAACACAACAAGAAATGGAAAATATATATGAATCATATTTATTTCCAAAATATTCAGTATAAAATTAAAATTAACTTAAATTAAATAAAATGGCAAAAAGAAAAACACCTAAGGTTCAAGACCTTAGACCACAAAATGTAACAGATGAAGAACTTAAAAACTTACAAGAACTAGTTGGCCTTATTCAAAAAGGTGAATTGAATCTTGGTAAACTTGAAACACAAAAACATAGCTTGCTACACCAAGTAATAGGCGTTCAAGAACAAATAGGTTTACTTCAAAAAGAGTTTGAAAAAACTTACGGTCAAGTAAATATTAACATTCAAGATGGTACTCTATCGTACTTAGAAGATGAGCAAGCTGATAAGAAAGATTAGTATAGGTAAAGATTACAAGAATGACGCTATGCACTATGCCGTGGGGCAAGAAGTGTATGGTGGTCATACTATATGTGACATCTTAGAGGAAGAAAATAAGTTTAGTGTTTATATTAAAAAAGGTAAAGATGTTCTGCCTTGGAAAGACTTTAATAAAAACATGGCTGTATCTGTAGAATATAACTTACAGTATTAATGAAGTCTGTTTACAACTTTGTTGTAACGCCAGTAAAATCAAGATACAACAATACAAGAGATATAGGAGGTAAGGAACTGATAGTTAATACAGAGATATTCAACCACCAGTATGTTAGTAGAGAAGCTATAGTAAAAGCAATACCTACAATTGGTGATACAGATATAAAAGTTGGAGACAAGGTTATAGTACATCACAATGTATTTAGAAGATGGCATAATCAACAAGGTGTAGAAAAGAATAGTAGAAGTTATATTGATGAAGAAACTTACCTAGCACAATCAGATCAAATATTCTTATACAAAAACACTGAGTGGCAAGCGCAAAAAGGATATTGTTTTGTTGCACCAATAAAATCTACAGACAAACTAAATGTAGATAAAGAAAAGCCTTTAGTTGGTATTGTTAAACATACCGACGGTACAGTTAATAAAGGCGATTTAATAGGTTTTAGGCCAAGCTCAGAATATGAGTTTATTATAGACGGCCAAAAACTATATAGACTACTATCAAATTTTATTACAATCAAATATGAATATCAAGGAAACGAAGAAGAATATAATCCAAGCTGGGCATAAAGCAGTTGAAGAACTGATTAAAGTTGCTAAAGAAGCTATTGTAGATTCTGACGATGATATATCTGCTGACAGATTAAAAAATGCTGCAGCAACAAAAAAACTAGCTATATTTGATGCGTTTGAAATATTGAATAGAATACAAGAAGAAGAGAATATACTAGAAGGTAAAGAAACTGAAACTGAGGTTAAAGTGTTTAAAGGTTTTGCAGAAGGTAGATCAAGGTAATGTACGAACAAAATTTATTTAAAATAGTAGAACCTATAAAGAAAACTACTATAAGCAGACTTAACAAAGGTAAGAAGTGGAAGTATGGTTATAATAAAGAACATAACATTGTAGTTATATCTAAGACTGGTGAAATAGGTGAGATATACGAAATACAAAACTTTCAAATAGCGTTACCAAAAGAGTGTAGTGTGTATAGCAACAAAGAGAAAAAGTGGAAACAGTTTGAATATCCAAAAGAATTAGGTAGACTTAAAAATATATTTGACTGGAGAGCATACGCTGAAGAAAAAAAAGCCGATTGGTTTGACTATATAGATGAAGAGTTTAAACGTAGAGAGCAAGGTTTCTGGTTTAACAACAATGGAACACCAACGTATATAACAGGCACACATTATATGTATCTACAGTGGAGTAAAATTGACGTAGGTGCGCCAGACTTCAGAGAAGCTAACAGACTATTTTATATATTTTGGGAAGCTTGCAAAGCAGATAAGAGATGTTATGGTATGTGTTATCTTAAAAACAGACGATCTGGTTTTTCTTTTATGTCGTCAGCCGAAACAGTTAACCAAGCTACAATATCAAGCGACGCTAGGTTTGGAATATTATCTAAAACAGGAGCAGATGCAAAGAAAATGTTTACTGATAAAGTTGTACCTATATCTATTAATTATCCTTTCTTTTTTAGTCCTATTCAAGACGGTATGGATAGGCCAAAATCCGAGCTTGCATATAGAGTTCCAGCTTCTAAGTTCACTAGAAAGAAGATTACAACAAACGAAAAGCTAGAAGATTTAGAAGGATTAGATACAACTATAGACTGGAAAAACACTGGTGATAATAGTTATGACGGTGAAAAATTAAAACTATTAGTACACGATGAAAGTGGTAAGTGGGAAAGACCTGATAATATATTAAATAATTGGAGAGTTACAAAAACATGTTTACGGTTAGGTAGTAGAATTATAGGTAAATGTATGATGGGCTCAACATCAAATTCATTAGATAAAGGTGGAGAAAACTTTAAAAAATTATATAATGCATCAGATGTTACTAAGCGAAACAGAAATGGACAAACAGCGTCTGGTTTATATTCTCTTTTTATCCCAATGGAGTGGAACTACGAAGGATTTATTGACGAGCACGGAAGCCCAGTCTTCGATAGTCCGGATCATGATGTCTTCGACCCTCACGGAGAGTTAATAGATGTAGGTGTTGTAGAAAACTGGCAAAACGAAGCTGACGGTTTAAAAGGTGATCAAGACGCATTAAACGAATTTTACAGACAGTTTCCAAGAACTACTGAGCACGCGTTTAGAGATGAAACAAAAAACAGTATATTTAACTTAGTTAAACTATACGAGCAAATAGATTACAATGAAGAAATGTCTAGAACATTAGGTATTACTAAAGGTAATTTTCAATGGGTTAATGGAATAAAAGATTCTAAAGTAATATTTTATCCAGATCCTAAAGGTAGGTTTAAAGTAAGTTGGGTGCCACCAGTAAACATACAAAACAAGGTTGTGATTAAAAACGGTATAAAACATCCTGGTAACGAGCATATGGGTGCGTTTGGTTGTGATAGCTACGACATATCAGGAACAGTAGATGGTAAAGGATCTAAAGGAGCGTTACATGGTTTAACTAAGTTTAGTATGGAAGATGCTCCAGCTAACCAGTTTTTCTTAGAGTATTTAGCTAGACCACAAACTGCAGAGATATTTTTTGAAGATGTTTTAATGGCATTAGTATTCTACGGGATGCCTATACTCGCAGAGAACAATAAACCTCGTCTATTGTATTATTTAAGACGTAGAGGTTACAGAGGTTTTAGCATGAACAGACCAGATAAGATATGGAATAAGTTATCTACAGCTGAAAAAGAAATAGGTGGTATACCAAATTCAAGTGAAGATATAAAGCAAGCTCACGCCGCTGCAATTGAAATGTACATACAAGGTCATGTAGGTATGAACAACGAAGGTCAGTTTGGTAGTTGTTATTTCAACGAGCTTTTAAATGACTGGGCTAAATTTGATATAAACAAAAGAACAAAGCATGATGCATCTATAAGTTCTGGCTTGGCTATAATGGCTAACAACAGACATTTATACAGGCCAAATGCAAAGGTAGAAAAACCAAAACTAAATATAAGTATTGCCAGATATTCAAACAAGGGTGGTACATCTAAATTAATTAAAGAATAAATATGATTACAAAAAGTTATTTTCCATCTCAAGTAGTTAGTGATGTGGAAAAAATGAGCTATGATTATGGGTTAAAAGTTGCTAAAGCTATTGAGGCAGAGTGGTTTCACACTGAAAAAGGTAGTAATAGGTATAAAAACAATCATAATAATTTTCATAATTTAAGACTGTATGCTAGAGGTGAGCAATCGATGCAAAAGTATAAAGATGAATTATCTATAAATGGTGATTTATCTTATTTAAATTTAGACTGGAAACCAGTGCCTATCATACCTAAGTTTGTTGATATAGTAGTTAACGGTATTGCAGAAAGAACATATGATGTAAAAGCTTACTCACAAGATCCGTATGGCGTAGAAAAACGAACAGAGTATATGGACTCTATATTAGCTGATATGAGATCAAAAGAATTAAATGATTTTGCAGCTGAGGCTTTTGGTATTGATATGTATGAAAACGATCCAGATACTTTACCTGGGTCTGAAGAAGAATTAGATTTACACATGCAGCTAACGTATAAGCAAGCTGTTGAGATAGCTGAAGAACAAGCTATTAACGTTTTGTTTGAAGGTAGTAAATACGAGTTGATTAAGAAACAGTTTTATTACGATCTTACAGTTTTAGGTATTGGTGCTGTAAAAACTTCTTTTAACACATCTGAAGGAGTTGTTGTTGATTATGTTGATCCAGCTGATATAGTTTACTCTTACACTGAATCACCTTATTTTGATGATATATATTATGTTGGTGAAGTTAAAACTATACCTATCAACGAACTTGCCAAACAGTTTCCACACTTAACGCAAGAAGACTTAGAAAATGTAATAAAAACTAAGCATTACGATAAAAGTAATTATAGTCAAGGTTATGATTACTCTGAAAACGATAGCAACAAAGTTCAAGTTTTATATTTTAATTATAAGACATATATGAACGAGGTTTACAAAGTAAAAGAAACTGGTACTGGTGCTGATAAAATATTACCAAAAGATGATAGCTTTAATCCACCTGAAGATGTAGATAACTTTGGGAAACTACATAGATCTATAGAGTGTTTATATGATGGCGCTTTAATATTAGGTACTGATAAATTGTTGAAATGGGAAATGGCTAGAAACATGATGAGGCCAAAAAGTGATTTTACTAAAGTAAAAATGAACTACGCTATAGTTGCGCCGCGTATGTACAAGGGAAGAATAGAGTCTTTAGTTGGTAGAATTACTGGTTTTGCTGATATGATACAGCTTACACACTTAAAACTACAACAAGTATTATCACGCATGGTACCTGATGGTGTTTACTTAGATGCTGATGGTTTAGCTGAAATAGATTTAGGTAATGGTACAAACTACAATCCGCAAGAAGCATTAAACATGTTCTTTCAAACAGGATCTGTTATAGGAAGAAGCTTTACTTCAGAAGGTGATATGAACCCTGGTAAAGTACCAATACAAGAAATACAATCAGGTTCTGGTGGACAAAAAATGCAAAGTTTAATTGGCACATACAATTATTACTTGCAAATGATTAGAGATACTACAGGACTTAATGAAGCTAGAGATGGTAGTATGCCAGATAAAAATGCTTTAGTTGGAGTTCAGAAGTTAGCCGCAGCAAATAGTAACACGGCAACAAGACATATATTACAAGCTGGTTTATTTTTAACAGCTGAAACTGCTGAATGCTTGTCACTTAGAATATCTGACATTATAGAATACTCACCAACTAAAGAAGCGTTTATACAAGCTATAGGTGCTCATAATGTTGCAACTCTTGAAGAGATGAAAAGCTTACACTTATATGACTTTGGTATATTTATAGAGTTAATGCCTGATGAAGAAGAAAAAGCAATGCTTGAAAACAATATTCAAATGGCGCTGCAACAACAGTTAATAGAACTTACAGATGCTATTGATCTTAGAGAAATTAAAAATGTTAAACTAGCTAATCAATTACTTAAAATACGTAGAAAACAAAAGCTAGAAAAAGATCAAGCTATGGCGCAACAAAATATTCAGGCGCAAGCAGAGGCTAATATGCAAACACAACAAGCGTCTGCACAGCTTGAAGTTCAAAAAGAACAAGCTAAAGCACAAGCAGAAGCACAGCTTGAGCAAATGAAAGCTCAGATGGATGCTCAAAAAATGCAAATGGAAGTTCAAGCTAAAAAAGAACTAATGGAATTAGAGTTTCAAATGAACATGAGGTTGAAACAAATGGAAACTCAAAACACTCAAACAAAAGAAAAAGAAAAAGAAGATCGTAAAGACGAGAGAACAAGAATACAAGCATCACAACAAAGTGAGCTTATAGATCAAAGAAAAGGTGAAAAACCACCTAAAAACTTTGAGTCCGCAGGTAATGATATACTAGGAGGCGGATTTGATTTAGGTAGTTTTGATCCTAGATAACAATTATTAATTATTATTATATTATATTATGGCAAAAAAGAAAACAGAAGAAGTAGTAGAAAAGTCTACTGAAGACAACATAACAAAAGTTGATCTTAAACAAAAAAAACAAGATGACAATGTCATTAAAGTAAATTTAGATAAACCACCAACACCAGAAGAAAATGAAGTTAAAAAAGAAGTTGCAAAAGATAACGCTGACGACAGCGGAGTGGTTGAGCTCGTTAAGGATGCCGACACCACAGAAAAACAAGAAGAAGTACAACCGGAAGCTGAAACACAAGAAACTCCAGTATTAGAAGAAGTTACTGAAGAAGAGGTTAAAGAACAAGCTGAAAACTTGGAAGAAGAAGCTCAAGCAGCTATGTTAGAGTCTCAAGAGACTGGCAAAGCTTTACCTGAAAATTTACAAAAAGTTGTAGATTTTATGGAAGACACCGGTGGTACATTAGAAGATTACGTTCGTCTTAATCAAGATTTTTCTAGTTATGACGACATGACAGTATTAAGAGAATACTATAAACAAACAAAATCTCACTTAACATCAGATGAAGTAGAATTTTTAATTGATGATTCGTTCTCGTATGACGAGGAAATTGATGAAGAGAGAGATATTAAAAAGAAAAAAATAGCGTTAAAAGAGCAAGTTGCCAACGCTAAAAGCCACTTAGACGGGCAAAAG